GCGCCGTCCCAGATACCGACCTGCAGCACCATGGCTGCAGCACCAGAGTCCATGTCGGTGCCATCCACCAGCAGGTCCACCGGCACGCAGCCCGGTGGCAGCAAGCCAATGGCGCCGATGGTGTTCAGGGCCAGATCGGCCGTGGCCAGATCCAGCGCGAAGCGCACCGCCACCACCTCGCCGCCAGCCGGCAGCACCGAGGGCTTGCGGCCCGTCAGGTAGTCGTTCGAGTTCGTGAAAGCCATTTCGTTCTCCTTCAGTCCATTTGGTCAGCGGATGGATCAGCGGCTGGCAGCAGCGGTATCCAGCGCGAACACGCCGAAGTCCTGCTGGCCCACAGCGCCTTCCATGTCGAAGCGCACCTTCTTGTGACCGAAGATGGACGACGTGCTGATGACCACCTTGTCGCCGTTGTCACGGGTTTCCTCGTGCCAGTCGAAGCGCAGGTTGGTGCCCGGCGAACCGAAGGCGACCACGGCAGCCTGCGAACCCAGGAACAGCGCGCGGGCCGCTTCGACGTTGGCACCGGCGCCAGCGTTGTTGAAGCGGATCACGTTGCGGTGCGAGTGCAGGATCACGCCGCGGTGCATGCCGATGTTGCCGCGGAACAGCGGGCTCGCGCGGCCTTCGGAGGCGGCAGCAGCCTTCTGGATGTCCAGCCACTCCCCGGGCACCACGCTCTTGCGCAGATCGTCTTCCTGGAACGTGTGCATGACGCACACGAAAGTTTCCATGCCGTCGATCTTGCAAGGCTGCAGCACCGGGATGCCGGTAGCGCCGCCGCCCTGGCTGTCGGCGCGCGTCTTGGCGCGATCGACCAACTTCAGGCTGAACTTGTCCAGCACGTCGATGTTGTTGAACGCGGTGGCACCGTTCTGCTCAACACCAGCCGCAGACAGCTCGGAGCCGTAGATGACGTGGTTCGAGTCGGGCGCGTACAGCGGGTTCTGGGCGCGGCCAGCATAGGTGGTCGGCAGCAGGAAGTTCGGGTTGATACCGCGGGCGCCGGACACGTAGATGAACAGCAGTTCGTCCATCAGACGAGCCCACCAGCTGGATTGCTGACGCTTGGCCTTCTCGCGCAGGTTGTGCAGCGTGCGCTTGCGCGTCATGCGGCCGCCAGTGTTAACGCCGGCGCGCGCCTGATCGATGTAGATCGCGTCCGTGTAGAACTTCTGGCCTTCTTCCTTGCCTTCGAGGATGTCTTCACCCTCCACCGGCGCCATCTTCAGCTCGGCCAGCAAGTCGTAGGTGATCTGCTCGCCGGCATCGGTTTCCAGATCGGTCAGGATCTGAACCGGCACTTCAGCTTCGGCGCCGCGCGCCATGAAGCGCTGGTTCCAGTAGCTCTTTTGCGAGGTGTCGTAGGCCATCAGGCCGGCATAGCGCTTGACCGCCTTCGGGTCGTTCACGCCAACAATGGTGCGTCCCATAGAAATACTCCTTCAGTTTTGACTTGAAAGAGCACTCCTGCGCTCGAAGCTAGATACAGACGGCTTGATTCAGCCGGCAGTTAATTGCGCCATCCTTGGCACGACTTGCGCAATATCTTGTTCACCGTCCTGAGACAGTTTTGTGATCTTCATGGCGCGCGGCGCGCAGATGCGCAGCCGCGCGGCCTGACCGCTCTTGTGCACCAGCTCGACCGTCACATCACCCACGGCCAAGATCTCGCTCGGCCGCAGTTGGATGGTCAGTTTTGAGCAGTCCCCAGGCATCACGAACCTGCCGCGTACTTCTCACGTTGGGCCGGCGTCATGCGCGCGATCGCATCTTCCAGATCGGTACCGTTCAGACGATCGAGGTGTGCGAATTCACCAGCGACATCGCCGGGTCCATCGCCGCCAGGCACCTGGGCCAGCGTCGCAGGGGCGTCAGCCACGGCCGGCTTGCGGCGAGCCAGCGCGGCATCCTTGGCTGACGGGGCCGGCGCAGGAGTTGGCGAAGGAGCGGGGGCAGCGGGGGCGGCCGCGCCGCGGAACGCCTGCACGCGCTTATGGGCCTCAGCCACAAACCATTTGGCGTCCTTGTCCTCGTTCGACTCATCCGCGCCCAATGCGCGCAGGAACATGTTGAACTCGGACAGCGCTTTGGCATCGGCGCGATAGTTGATGCCGCCCTGCTCGGCCGGCGTGCCCGACACATCATCCAGTGCTTGGTTGAACTGGAATTCGACGCTCTGGCGCGTCATGTCCTGCGAGATCTCGGCCTTGATGCGCAGCGAATCGAGCTCGCGGCGCTCCGACTCCACCCCGCGGAGGTCGGCCTGCAGCTGGGCACGGTCGATGTCGCCGGCCTCGAAGCGGGTCCAGGCGGCAGTCTCGCGCTCGCCCAAGGCAGTCACCTTGGTTTCGAAGTCGGCGGGGAGCTCGGCCACGTAGGCGGGGGCTCGGGCAGGCGCGGGCGATGCGGCCGGAGGCGTCGCCGGTGTGGGGGACCCGGCAGGCGCAGCAGCGGCAGCATCTGCGGTGGCAGCTGCGTCGGCTGCCTTTGCTGTGTCTGCAGCTTCGGTGGAAGTGGTGTCGTCGTCGACCCCATCATCATCCTCGCCGTCTTCGTCATCGCTGCCCGCAATGTTGCGCAGCGCGTCAATTTCAGCCTGGGTCGGTGCGCCATCTTCGATGGCAGCGCGCTCTTCCGGGGTCAGCAACTCCAGTGCTTGGGCGTCGAGAGAACTCATGCTCTTTCCTTGGTCGGTGGTGGATTAATCGTCCTTGCCTTCGCTGGCGATCGACGCCAGGCCCAGCAGCTTCTGTTTGGCGAGCGCCTGCACCTTAGCCAGCCGCTTCGGATCCTTCTCGATCTCTTCGCAGCGCTGCATGGTGCGCAGATCGTCTTCGACCTGCCAGTCGTCTTCGCTCTTGGTCGATGCGATGGTGTTGCCTTTGGCCATGAGATCTACTCCAGTGGTGTGGTGTCGGAATCTGCCACCCTTGGCACGTCCGTAGGCCAAGCCTCGATCAGCGTTCTGACATCGGAGACGTGTCGCCCAGCCTTTTCCGCCAGCTCGCCATATCGCGCTGCGCACTGATCGAATACGTCTCGGAAGGCTCCAACTCGCTCAAGGCAGGCCGCGTGGGATTGCTCGGACACTCGCACCGCATCGGCAGATGTGTCGCGCAGCCGGTCGCGCTCAGTGCGCAGATCATCAGCAGCCCGACGTAACTTGCCCTCGCGAGCGCGCGCCGCGGCGACGGCATTTGAGGCTTGAACATGACTTGCCCTTTCGGCTTTGAGGACGTGGCGAACCTGCTCCACCTGGTCTTCGGCCGCCTGGCCCATGATCGCGGCGATACGCCAGTCCTGGACTTTCCAGGCGGAAGCGCCAGCGATCAGCGCGCCGATCAGGAAGGCAAGCAGCAGCTCTTTCATGGATGCGGAGCCTGCCATCCTTGGCACGTTGTCACGCGCGCGCGGTTGGGATAGTGACCAGCCTTTTGCCACGGTGATACAGCAGCGTCTCGACGCGGAACTGGTCGCGCAGCAGGATCGCCACGTCACGCCAGTCGTTCACGCTCAGCTGCCGCCCATCGAGGCGGGACGCGGCGTGCACATAGGCCAGCGAGTCTCCCAGCAGTTCGGCTTGCGCAGAGGCAAGGAATGGCAGCTTCTCGGCATAGCCGCCGGGCAACTCGAATCCGCGAAGCGTCAGGCTGGTGATCTGGGCATGCCAGTGCATCGCTCTGCCCCTAAGCAGCTGCCAGGATGATGGCCAGGATGGAGGCGTCGTCTTCGCCGGCCTGGGCGCGATATTCCTGCCGCTCGGCCATGCGTTCTGCTGGCAACGGAAGACCCGCGGAAGCGGGCGGGTCGGTCCGCGCAAGCGCCGCAGCTTGGGCCGCTGACGCGGCTGGTGCTGGTGTTGATGGTGTAACGATCGGCCTGCGCGCCGCGGCCGCACGCCGCTTGTCGTCCTGCTGCTGGCGCAGCCGAAGCTCGACAAAATCCCAGGCCGCCCTGACCTCTTCCGTGCTCAGTTGCTGGCGTAGCGCCGGTGCCTGGAATTCCTTGCGGGCTTGGTACGGGCCGCGCCCCTTACCGCTGCCGTACACCTGCTGCTGGCGCTGCTCTTCTTCCAGCCAGGCGATCAGGCCCTGCACGGCCAGGGAGATCGGGCTCAGCTTGAAGCCGAAGCCCTGCAGCGCGATGGCGCGGAGGTTAAGCACGGGTCACCGTCACGGCGCCGCCGGACTCCACCACGGTCTGCACAATGCCGCCAGCGGAGCGCTCAGTTGGAGAAACCACCAGCGGCGCGCCTGGCACCAGGCCGTGGATCTTGGCAAGCTCGCTCATGCGCTGCAGCTCAGTCGCCAGTTCGGTGCGCACGGCCGCGGCTACCTCAGCCGCGCTAGCGCCGCCAGAACCACCAACGCTGGTGACTGCATAGGCCGCCGACTGCGTGCGGTCG